AACCAAACTTACTTGCCATTCGATCTTAGTACCTCCACCAACATTAGCTCGCATCCAAACAAAAAAATCAATCGTGATCGTGTCCAATGAAGTATCAATGTAACCAGTATCATATGAAACACCTAATCTCTGCGAGTAAACATTAATTCGATACTGAAATTTACCTCCAGGGGCATAATTCGTAAGATTTACAGATACAAAAACATAATCATCATACCAACCGTAATTATCATCTCTTTGTAACCAGATACCTACTGGACTTGAATAACCCACTCCACCAGAAGGTAGTTGAGTAAATTTAACCCGCATTCGTGAATGAGTATTAAACGGATTACCATTAAAGGATCTAAGTTGCACAGAATCAGTATCATTTTTTGAAGTAATATAATTAGGTGTGATATCAACACCGTTTATTACCTCAAGCATATTGGCATTAAAATTATCACCACCGTAAACTGGACCACCATTGAAACTTGGAACGATAAAATTAGCCATTTTATTCTGCCTTTACCTTGCTTGTCAGCTCTGTATCGCTTAAAATTGCACCAAACATCGCTGGAGGTACTGTTCCGCCAGTACCAGGATTTGGTGCTGAAGTTACTGCTATAGATGCAGGACTGCTCGTACTCTTTGGAGTTGGAACCGCAGTGGGACCAACTGAATCCATATAGTTATGTACATGGTTATTAAATATATCTTTAAACTCTTCATTCACTAATTTTTTTAAATTACTGCCCAATTCAATATCTTCAGCTGCATGCACGACAACTTTTTTATTCTGTGCATTTATCTCTATTCCTGCATCTTCCGTCAGTTTAACAAAGTTTCCATCATGATCGTATACTGCAACACCACCTTCAGGTAAATTCTTAATTCTGTATCTACTGTCGTCGACTGCAATTACTAAACCTTGATCTCTGTTACCTGAAACAAAAAGCACAACACCTTGAGCATTTGGTTTCGGATGACTTGTGAATCCATAATTTTGTACTCGTTCAACTTTATCTTTAATTTCATCCTTCATTAAATTAAGTTGGACAAGCTGTAAATTGGTACTATCGTCAATAAGTGATACAATAGATCTACTGACAATCATACGAATTCGTATACGTATTGGTTCTAAAAATCTATTTAATTGACTTATAAAGTTCATCTTACCACCCGTACCCAAAACCTTGTTTCTTAGATTTTTTACTGATCTTAACTTGATTTGAAGGGTCAACTGCATAAGTGTCCGCATGCACTAAAGTCAAGTCACAAAAGGTACCTGAAGCATCCTGTGAAAATTTAACCTCATTAATCAGCAATTTTTCAGCAATCCGCAAAGGAGCAATATCACAATAGACTAAAGTCCCTGGCTCCCATAAGCTATTATTCGATTGAAACCATGTAGGTATTTTCACATTCAGCTTACCAGTCTTACCTGCTCTGACTTGTGCTTCCCATGCAGCTATACTCTTGGCATCTTTTGTCGTCCCCTCATTATCCATAGTAATTAATTTTACTCTCTTACGGGAACCAAATACTGAATCTGAAGCTTCACCAAAAACTTGAATCTTACTACTCGTCCAGTCCTCTCCTCCAGTGCTTCGCTGACCCTTTACTTTATATTTTGAAAATCTATTTGCATAATCATATGAAATACTTGCACTTAAAATATTTTCACCTAACACTAAATTATCTCTTGCAATCCTATCACCTGTCGTAATTAATTCAAGTTCACCGTATGGATTAGTAACTGGTAAAATTCCTCGTTTTTTACATTCTCTATCTAATATTTCAAAGACTGATTCTCCTGCATTAATAGTCAATGAAATCTTATTTGATTGATCGTATGCAGCTGAAGAAATATAATCTAAAGATAAATTGTAAGTATCCAATAAATCTCTGATAATAGTTACTAAAGAAGTATTATTCCAAGAGTTTGAAGGTAAAAATTCCGCAGAGCAATCCACTAAATCCGCTGTCTTTGAACGTCCATTTACTTTTATAATAAGCTGTGAAGAGTCAATGTCAATGTTCACTTCATCTAAATAGCCTGTAATAACAGGTTCAGTGACTATTGAACCTCCTGCATTTTTTGAAATTTCAATCTTACAAGGAGTATATGGTACTAAAGGTGAAGATGCACCTTCCCAAACATCAACCATTTCAACTTCAAATGTGTCTGCCAAGGCATCTAAAGCACGACTGACACTTACAGATTTCCATCCAGTAAGTTTTGACGAACCAATTAAAAGCGATACTTCGTTATCAAGCATATATCTTCACCTCTATCGGAACGCCACCTTGAACAAATAAAGGATGAGCAATTTTATTTCTATTTAAAATATCTTGTTCTTCCTCTATTGTACCATAAATATCATGTGAAACCACAATCGCTGGAAGTGAAGCATTAAGCACCAGCGAAGCCAGCCTTGGCAGTTCTCTTGCCCGAGCATCTAAATCAGTAGATACAGATGTCTGCAGGTCTATCAAAGCCACATACAACTCATCATCATCAAGTTCTAAAAGTATCTGCTCTACTTTATCAAAAACAATTTTCCGGAATTCAGATGCTTCTTCTAAACTGTCAAATTCAATTATTGAAATTAAACCTAAAGCGTTCACGACGGCATTTTGCTGCATAAACTCCGCAAATAAAACAGAAGGATCGTCTGTTATTAAAACATCTGCAGGTTCAAATGAAAACATTGTTCTCATTTCCCTGAATTGTTCTCTTGCATTTTCAGCTGATGCACTAAATTCATCTTCAACATTCGTACCAAAAGTCATTGCGTCTGAAAATTCTTGAGCTAAATCCGTGACGTCAAAAGCCAGCTGCTCAATTTTACCTCGAATATTATCTATGTCTCTACGAAATGCAGAAAGTGCAGCAACTGATTTTTTGGCTTCATCAATTACGCTTAAACCTTGATCAATTGTATTCAGTACATTCTGCGAAACAGAATAAGGGACAGAAGTAATATTATAAACCTTTGCCAAAGCACCTTTAATTTTATCTAATGCAGTTACTTTCTTTAGTGCGACGTCCGCTTTAGTATCAATTGTGGTTGATGGAAATTTTAAGCTGCCTGCCTGCACGAATGAAAGTGTAAACCGTGCCATTCGAGTTTCAGTCACTGCTTCTCTAAAAGAATAATTTGTGCAAAAAACGTCTAAAGTTCCAAGATAAGGATGCACCAGCTTACCTGCACCAGGAGCATCTAATGCTTCAACTAAAGCATCTCTTGCAGTAAAGTAATCTTCCCCAAGAACATAAGCATCAATTTCAAAGGACTTTGCTTTCTTTCCCATATCTTCAACATAGGGTTCATCGCGCTTTGGAAACTCATGAACAGCTCCACGACGTCCACCTGAGTTTTCTGCTGAAGGTACAAAGAATTCAGCGTTCCGAAACTTTGCTTGTCTGAAATTATCTAACCATGCCATATTAATATGCTCCTGGGAAGCCTAAGCCTCGCATCACTTCAGTATCAATAGTCCCCTTTTTAGTCTCTGTACGAAGCTTCACTCCTGCACGGTCTTCTATAGTAATTTTTGTTTCATTTTCATTCTTATTAACTGTATTGGCTCTCGCTGCGAGAACACTTGCATCCGTGGCTTTCGTTCCTTCCGCTGGAGTTAAACCAATCTTGTTCTTTACCCAGTCCGGAAGCACCATCTTTGCAAGTCCTGTGAGCAAGTCCAAAACCATACCTGAAATCCAACCAATTAACTCTCCAAACTTTTCCAGAAACTTAAATACGGGCCACAGTGCATACAGAATAATTTTACCTAACCCAACAAACATCAAACCAATCAATTTTAGGAAAGGAAGAACCTTTTCCCAGTTTTTGATAAATATATCAATAATCCAACCTATAGGTCCTGAAAGGGCTAACAACCCTGCTCCCATACTTTTTATTGACATTCCAAATTTCAGTTTCATAGCTGTAATTGCAGCAACCAAAGCCAGTACACCAGCAATTACCCATCCAATAGGATTTGATAATAGTGCAACGACTCCTCCTACTGATGCTATGGCTCCAGAAAGAGAAGCTATTCCACTAATAATAGGACCTAAGATTGCAAGTAAAGGACCTAATGTAGCGACAACTCCTGCAATGACAACTCCGACTTTAAAAAATATCGGGTTCATTTTACTGACTTTCGCGGTAAATGCTGTCAGCTTTGTCACTAATTTAGTAACCCATGACAGGATACCTGAATCAGCGATTGCAAGTTGTAACTCTTCAAAAGCAGATTTTAAATTTTTTAATTGTCCTGCAAGACCCTTGGTCTGTACATCCGCAATCTTTTGCGCGGTACCTCCTGCACCTTGTAGATCTTGAGTAAACTTTTTAAGAGGTCCAGAGCCTTGTTTCATTAATGCAATCATTGCAGGACCAACCTTAGAACCAAATATCTCAAGCATATCTGCCGTCGTTGCTCCTTGCCGTTCCAAAGCCTGCATCACTGGAATAATGCCTTTAACATTCCCAGTGGCGTCAATCAATTCGCTCTTTGGAATCTTTAGACGTGCAAGTGCTCTGGCTGTTTCATTAGTAGGTTTCGCTAACATGCTCAACATCTGTCTTAGATTCGTTCCAGCCATTGCGCCTTGAATACCTGCATTGCTGAGCATGCCAATTGCTGCCGTTGTTTCTTCAATGCTAATATTCATACCAGCTGCAACTGGTGCAACGAATTTCATCGCCTGACCTAATTGTTCTACATTCGTATTCGATGAAGACATTGCGGATGCCATTACATCTGCAACACGGTTCATTTCTTCCGCTTTGAGATTAAACCCTGTTAAGACATTTGATGCAATATCTGCGGTTGCTGCTAAATCCATTCCTGATGCGGCTGCAAGGGCAAGAGTCCCCGGCATTGCACCCATAATTTTTTCAGCCGAAAATCCTGCCATTGCAAGGTATCCCATAGCATCTCCGGCTTCACTCGCAGAAAATTTTGTGGTTGCGCCAAGCTGCCTTGCTTGTTTCTGCATGGCTTCAAGCTGGCCGCCTGTTGCTTTTGAAAGCACTTGAACCCTGTTCATAGATGCTTCAAAATTTGCTGCGGTTTTCAGTGTAGATGCACCAAATGCAGCAATAGGCAAAGTCAATCCTAATGACATTGTTTGCCCAAGTTTAGACATTCCCTGACCAAATTTAGCAATCTTTTTCTGTGATTGATTAATGGTATTAGAAAATTGATCTATACCTTGTATAACTATTCTAATAGGTTTAATTGCCATTTGCTGCTTACCTTCTTTTCTGCGAATTTTCTAAACTATTAATTATCATTTCTGCCTCTTGTTTCCAGAACTCAATTTCTTCTCCATCTAATTCAAACAATTCAGAAGGAGGAAATTTAAACAAGTAAGCAAAAAGGCCTAAAGACTCTCTCCAGTCGTTAGGCCACTCGGCAAAAAAGACTGCACGACCTGCGAAGCATTGAAAAGATCTGTAGCATCCAATTCTTCGATAAAAGCGATCGGTTCACCTGTAACACGAGATATCAATTTCATCATGTCATCAAATCTGATATCACTCGCTTTGATACCTTTGAAATCTTTTGCCTTTAAACGACGACTCACGACAATAGTGGAACGAGTTTCCGAACCCCATTTGATTGGGATAGTCAACTCAATTGTGTGAGGTAAAGAGTAGGAAAGTTCTTCCTGTTCGTTATTCTCTACTTCATTCATTTTTTCTTCACTCATTCTCTTGCCTCCTGAGCAATAAATGTTTAAAACTTATCGGACTTCTTCAGCTGAGATACCTTCAAAGCGAACTTGAATATTCGCTTCTTCTGTTCCAATATCTCCATCAGCTGCATACCATGCCTGTTTCAACACAATCACCTTACCGTTTGCAAGGCTCAATGTAATTGTCGCATCATCAGTATCCAGTAATGATTCAACATTAAGATCAGAACGATCAGTGATTTCACCTTCAATAAACGGAACTTGTGGAAGTCCTTTGTAACCATGAACACGGTCCTGGCCCACGATGGCTTCACGCTTCAGTTTACCTAAATTGTACGTGAAACTTCCTTTCGCATTCTGGATCTCTCCATTCACTTTCAGCTCAAGAAGTCCTGCTATTAAATGAGACATGTTAAACCTCCGTTATAATATTAAATATAAACTTAATTCGGACTTTCCAGCAAGAATTGAATGTTCGCTGCACCTACTCTGAACTGGTTAATTAAGTCCGGAGGTAAGATCCAATCAAGACGATTTGGGTCAGTGATTGAACGAACACAAACAAGATCCCGTTTAAACTGATCAATATTCTCAACCAGTCCCAACTGTTCCCAACCACGAAAGATGTTTATGGCTTCACTCTTTCCAAGTTTAGGTGTCATAACTTGCTGTCCAGGCCCAACCTGTACACCGTCATCCGCAAGTTTAGCTCTTGGATACCGGGTTAAAATCTGTGTACGAAAATCGTATCTGAGATACATCAGTGTAAAAAGAGTATTCGCGTCTAAATACGCAATATCCTGAGCACCCAGAGCATTCGTTTGATACATTGTTATCAATCTTTGAATACGAACTTTTCCACCATTATCAGTGTAAAAAGTAGATATTCCATCGTATAACAATGAATTATTTTCTGCCAATGTGAAACGAGCTGTGATCGCTGGAGGTAACACACCCACAATCTCTATTGTCTGGAAAGGCCTTGCAGGATCAGCCTGTGCTTCTTTTGAAACCTGTCCTGCCAATGCGGCAGCAAATTCAAAAGATGTACCACAGATGCCTTGTGAGTGCATGACGATACAATGTGGTGAATTTCTGCCAGAACCCCAAGAAGACAATGCTCCGACTGAACCTTTACGACTTGAAATATATAAACCGTCAATCATTCTTAATGGACCAAACCTGCTTGACAGTTCATTTTCAATTGCTGTCATGTTTGTTGCATCATAGTATGGTGAACAAATAACATTGTACCACTCATCACCCATGATTGCAATAACACTTGAAAGTGATGGATTCGTTGCACCACTTGCCATTGCAGTAACAGAACAAGTGATACCATCCGGAAGCTCTTCTCCTGCATAATAGTTCATTCGAAGATCAATATCGTTGCCAGCTTCACCTGCATTTTTTGCAGTAATTGTGACCGTTCCTGAAACACTTGTAGCGGTAACAGGTTTCCCGGTATCAGCGTTAATTGCAGCGGCGAGAGCAGTACCAATTTGACTTGCTGTCATTCCTACCGTAACAGCGACAGGCACTCTTTCTCCGCCAATGTATGCAACAAAGACGCCAGTTCTTGTAGCCGTTCCACCAATCACGAACTGACCGCTGGCTGCAACACCTGCACCAGCGTCGTCTAAGCTGCATCCATAGACATCACTGATCTTGTTGTTTTCAAAGAATGCTTTGAACATTCTTGCAAGCTGTGATCCTGCTCCGTAAAGTTTAGTGGCTTGATCATAGCTGGTGATTTTATCAATCATCAACTGAGGTCTTGTACCTCCTGATCTTCGCTGTCCAACCAACAGAATTTTATACCGTAAGATGCTTGGTCCTTGAAATGCCCGACTTGAATCAAATTCAACGTACAAGAAAGGCACTCTTAAATCATTAGGAATAGACATTGCTACCTCCTGTCCTCGTTTTTAGATTTACTGTTTTTGTTTTCAACTGCTTTGTTTTCAACTGCTTTGTTTTCAGTTATGACATCTCCTGCCAAAATTCTTCGATCAATGTACGATGTGCGAATTACTTCCATACCCTCAGTTGGCAAGAGCATTCCATTGTCTAATCGAACAGCTCGCCCTTCTGCAGGTTTTACAAAAATGTATTCCATAGACACTCTCCTTATGAGTTTCTAATTGTTACTTCATCTCTTGCAGATGCTTGATTTGTTGCATTGTAATCGGAAGTAAATCTTAAAAATTCACTCAGCTCACCTTTGTAAAAGGCTTCAGTACGATACACAATGGACCAAAAAATTCTGATAGAGGCAATGTCTTCATTTCCACCAATTTCCAAGTTTAGCACGTCAGTCTTTACTAATTTGCAATCCTGCACAATACCTTTAAGACCTAAGTATCTATCAGAAAACATTGCAGCTTCAATTTCAAAAGCACGAGAATCCAAAAAGTCATCTAAAGCATTGTCTCTCTCAGATTCTAACCTGTGAACGACTTCAGTAATTAATGTCAAAGTTCTTTGATAATTT